GGCCTGGTTTGTGCACCTCGTCAGCAACTGTTGACACGTTGCTGGAGATGTAATAATGCAGGAGTGCTGCCTGCATGTCACTAAGCTTGCTTCTACGAACGGTGTCAGACAGGTTCGCAGTCTTCGTCTGTACGTGGGCGACGATGAGACTTTCAACGTCAGCGAGGGGTGCTGAAAGTGACGCCAACTGGCCTTCTAGGCCTAGGGACAGCATTGGTCCATCCCTGGAAATGTGGCGTAAGACGTTGAAAACTGGTTGAATGCCCTGTTGGTTGGGCAAACTCTCAAACTGTTGCTTGTATCGCATGCGCTGAAGGCGAGCGCCGAATTTGGCATGGTCAATGATGTCGTCACTGCAGTTGGCGAATGGTACAATGCTAATAATGTTGCGGTGTTCTCCAACATAGAACTGGTCTATGGTACTTGAAGTACACCGGAATCCACCAGGGAGGTTGAGTCCAGTGCATGTGAACAGAAACCGGAAAATCCCAGTAGCATTGCTGATCTTGTGTCGAAACCAACTGTAACCAGTGACATCCTGGATAGTGTTCAGGAGCATTGATCGTAGCGTAAGCAACGGGTCGCAAGTATAAACTGTGTCTTGGTTGTAGTTCCAGATGGGGTGACGGACATCTTTACCGCCTGTAACGCGGTAGTGTACCACGTCATTTGAAATTGTAAAATATCCATCGAGAACCCTACCAGACACTTTCTGCGGGGTGAAACTGTACATCAGGACCGGTCGTGCGTAACTCAGCAAAGCTTCCATGTCCACGTAGTAATCAACATCGGTCATAACGATGGTGTGATTCTGTGTCAGTGGATGATGTTTGAAGCGCTGACGCATGTCGGCCAATCCGTAGAACATACGTGACCCATCGATGTCCTTCTCACGAGGAGACGGAGAGATGACGTATGGTTCGAAACCCAGACGACGCACAGCAGCGAGCATCGTCTCAGTGGCAGAATTTCGTTCACTTGCGGCCTTAGCATGAGAGTGGCCTTCTCGAACATTCGAACACACAAGGGACAACTCCCGTTGTAACTGCGTCCGAACGTGGCCAGCATCCTCAACTCGATTGATCTTTTCAGAAATTGAGCGATGTCTCATCTCGTGAACCTTGGCATTAAGCCAGGTGGAGGCGTAAATCTTCATGACAGAAGCGCCTACCAAATAAACTCCTCCAGTCGCAGCTATGGCATAGGCTGCGTACCGGAGGCAAGAGCTATCGGGGATGACGAGCCCGATACTCGGTAAACCCACAATCGTTTCTCTGAATAAAACCATTGTCTCTTTAAGAAATTTGAACGTTGTAG